ATGTGCATGTTCTCCTCGCCGCCGAAAGCCGAGCCGCCGCAGGCGCCACCCGAATACGCCCAGCAGAAGACGCCCGATTATGCCGCGGCCCAATCCACCGCCGCACGGCGCGCCTCCGACAAGGTGAAGGGCGCGCCCTCCACCATCCTGACCTCGCCCTCGGGCGCACCTGTTCTCGCCGATACGCAATCGCCGGCGCTATCAGGCAATACGCTCAAGAAGACGCTGCTCGGGCAATAGAGGCTGACATCATCCATGGAAAATCCTCGTCGCGACAACGAGACGCAAATTGCCTATCACCGCCGCCGGCTCGCCGAGCTGAAGGAGGTTCGCCAGCCCTGGGAGGTCGAATGGCGGGCGCTGGCAGAGCATATCGAGCCGACGCGGCTGCGGCTTGCCGCCGACCGGGAAGGCCCGCGCTCGCGCGACAAGATCATCGACAGCACCGGCAGCCATGCCTATGAGACGCTGAAGTCAGGCATGCATTCGGGCCTCACCTCGCCCGCCCGGCCCTGGTTCCGGCTGACCACCTTCGATCCCGATCTGAAGAAGCAGGATTCCGTCAAAGTCTATCTCGCCGCCGTGCAGGACAAGATGCGCGAGGTCTTTGCCGCGTCGAACCTCTACCGCGCCTTCCATATCGGCTATGGCGATCTCGGCCAGTTCGGCCAGTCCGTCGCCATTCTCGTGGAAGACGAGGAGACGGTCATCCGCGTGCAGCAGTTGGTGCATGGCCGCTTCTGGATTGCTCGGGATCACAAGGGCAAGGCGACCACGCTTTACCGCACCTTCCGCTGGAGCGTGCAGCGCATCATCGAGCGTTTCGGTTATGACAATGTACCGGAGCGGCTGCGCAGCCTCTATGACAGCTCGAAATATGGCGAGTGTTTCGATGTCTATCACGCCATCGAACCGCGCTACGACCGTGACCCAAGGCTGATCGACAAGCGCAACAAGGCCTTCCTCTCCAACTACTGGATCGACGAGCTCGGCGGCGATCTCTTGGAAGAAAGCGGCTTCGACTCGAACCCGATCATAGCGCCCGCCTGGGAGCTTTCCGAAGACGATCACTATGCGCTCTCGCCCGGCCAGAAGGCGCTCGGCGATATCAGGATGCTGCAGCTGGAGCAGACGCGAAAGCTCGAAGGCATCGACAAGAAGGTGCGCCCGCCGATGAACGCACCGACCTCCATGCAGAACAGCCCGGCCTCCCTGCTGCCGGGCGCCGTCAATTACGTTGATGATCCCACCGGCAAGGGTTTTAGGCCCGCCATGGAGGTGAATCTCAGCCTCGCGGAGCTGCGCGAAGATATTCAGGAAGTGCAGAACCGCATCGAAAAGACCTTCTTTGCCGATCTTTTCTTCGCCATCACCAATATGGAAGGCGTGCAGCCGCGCAATCAGTTCGAGCTGACGCAGCGCAAGGAAGAGCAGCTGCTGCAGCTCGGCCCCGTGCTCGAAAACGTCTTCGGCGATCAGCTCGGCCCGACCATCGACCGCACCTTCGATATTCTGGCGGCCCGTGACGAGCTGCCCCCGCCCCCGCCGGAGCTGCAGGGCACGGAACTGAAGGTGGAATATATCTCCACGCTCGCGCAGGCGCAGCAGGCGGTCGCCACCGGCGCGATCGAGCGCGGCGTCGCCTTCATGGGCCAGGTCTCGGCGGTCAAGCCGGAAGCACTCGACAAGCTCGATGTCGACGAGGCGATCGATCTCTATTTCGATGCGATCGGCGCGCCGCCCTCGATGATCCTCGCCGACGACAAGGTGGAGGATATGCGCGCCCAGAGGGCGCAGCAGATGCAGGCGGCACAGACGGCGCAGATGGCCTCGCAGGTCGCACCCGCCCTCAATCAGGGCGCCAAGGCCGCACAGGTGCTGGCCGATGCCAATGACAACCCGAACGGCGCAGCACTTCTGCGCCAGCTGGGGCTCGCCTGATGGATCATTTTAAGGATCAACCATCCATCCCCCAAACCATTCAGCGAGACGAAATCACCACGGCGTTTCGCGAGGTCTTCGCGACCGCCTCCGGCAAGCGCGTGCTGTTCTGGATGCTGGAACAATGCGCCGTCTACCAGGAGGCCTATGCGGGAGAGCTTGGCAACGCGACGCATTACACGCTCGGAAAACAGGGCGTCGGCCGCCGGCTGATCGCCGAGCTCGATCGCATCGATCCGACGCTCTATCCGCGCCTGCTGCTCGCCATCGCGGATCTCAAGGCAAGTGACAAGGCAGCGGCGGCAAGCCGCGCCGAACAAGAGGAAGGCGAAGACCATGACATCGATGCATAGCAGGAGCTTCTTTCCGGCCGTTCTGCGCAGTGCCGAGGGAACCGGCAGCGGTGGCGGCGATGCCGGCGACAGTGCGGCGCCGGAGACCATTCTCTTTCCCGACGACGCGCTATCACCAGATGGTGACAGCGGTAGCGATGATCGCGCCGACGCTGCCGATCATGACACCGGCAAGCCCGACGATGCAGCCGGCGACGACCCGGCAGATCGCGTCCCCGACGATGGCCGCTATTCCCTCACCATGCCCGAGGGCATCGAAGTGGATCAGGAACTGCTCGACGCGCTCGGCCCCGATTTCCACAATCTCGGCCTGACCAACCGGCAGGCACAGCAGCTGGCCGACCGCTTCATCGAGATCCAGGGCCGCCGCGGCAAGGCCGCGTCCGAAGCCTGGGCCGGCCGCGTTCAGGGCTGGGCGGACGAGGCGCGCAGGGACCGCGAGATCGGCGGGGCGAAATGGAGCGGCACCGTGGGCTCCGCCCAGCGCGCGCTCTCCCGTCTCGGCACGCCGGCGCTGCGCGAGTACCTGAATTCCAGCGGCGGCGGCAACCACCCCGAAATGATCAGAATTTTCGCAAAGGTCGGATCGATGATCCAGGAGGACAACCCACCGAACGGCGGCGCGGGCGGAAACGGCAGGAAAGCCGAAACCGCGCACCTGATGTTTCCCAAAGACGCACCGAAGGGCTGATAAGACATGGCCACCATTGGCAGCTACTACCCCAATCTCGTTGACGCATTCAAAGGCTCTGCCGAAGGCGCCGTCATCGAGCTTCTCTCCCAGCAGAACCCGATCCTCGACGACGCGATGGCCGTCGAATGCAACATGGATGCCGTGCACCGCCATATGGTGCGCACCGGCCTGCCCTCCGTCTCCTGGGGCCGGCTCTACCAGGGCATCAAGCAGTCCAAGGCCACCATGCAGCAGGTGGACGATACGACGGGCTTCGTGCATGCCCGCTCCGAAATCGACATGCGCCTGCTCGATCTGGCACCCGACAAGGCGAAAGCGCGTCTCGTCGACACCATGCCCTTCATCGAGTCGCTGAGCCAGGAAATGGCCTCGGGCCTCTTCTACCATGACACCGCGACGACGCCGGAAAAGTTCAAGGGCCTCTCTGCCCGCTACGCCGCCTATAACCCCAACCTGCCGAACGTGGCGCAGCCGAACATCGCCAACCAGGTGGTCAATGGCGGCGGCACCGGCGCCGACAACACCTCTATCTGGTTCGTCACCTGGGGCGACCATGCCACCCACCTGCTCTATCCCAAGGGCACCAAGGCCGGCGTGAAGATCGACGACAAGGGCGAGCAGCGCGTGCTCGATGCCAATGGCGATCCCTACTATGCCAAGGAAACGCTCTATACCTGGCATATCGGTGCCGCCGTGAAGGACTGGCGCTACAATGCCCGCGTCGCCAATATCGACGTCTCCGACATGATGGCCGGCAGCGTCGATCTCTGGGCGCTGATGCGCAAGGGCTACTATCGCCTGCAGTCGCGCCGGCTGAATGCCAAGGCAAGCCGCATCGCCATCTACATGAACAAGGACGTGCTCGAAGTGCTCGACGTGCAGTCGTCAGACCGCGCGCTGACCTCCGACCGGCAGAACACGGTGCACCTGACCACGCAGTTCGTCGAGGGCCAGGAAGTGAAGTTCTATCGCGGCATCCCGATCCGCGAGACGGACGCCATCCTCAACACCGAAGCCGCCGTTCCGGCGCTCGCCTGATCGTCTCCACCCAGTCCCGCCGTCTTCGGACGGCGGGCGATCCTCTCTTGAATAAGTCCCGCCGTCATCGGACGGCGGGCGACCCTCTCTTGAATAAGTCCAGCCGTCTTGAGGCGGCGGGCGACCCTCCTTTAACGAAAGGCACATCCCATGATTTTCGACCGGCAGACGCTGCTTTCGGACGCACAGGCGATCACCGCAACCGGCCCCAGCACCAATGTCATCAATCTCGGCCCGATCAAGCAGGGCCTGACCCGTGATATCGGCAAGGGCGAACCGATCCCCTTCCTGATGCAGGTGGTGGAGAGCTTCAACAACCTCACCTCGCTTGCCGTCACCATCCAGACCGACGACAACGAGGCCTTCCCCTCGCCGAAGGCGGTCATCACCACCACGCTCAACCTCGTCGATCTCAAGGCCGGCAAGATCATCCCGCCGAGCCATATTCCGCGCGGCACGGACGAGCTCTACCTGCGCCTGCTCTACACCGTGACCGGCACGGCCCCCACCACGGGCAAGATCACCGCCGGCTTCACCGCAGGGGTTCCCTCGCATGGTTGATGTCGTCGCCACCGAGCGTGGCTATTTCGGCGGCATCAGACGCGACCCCGGCGAGCGCTTCGGCCTGCCGGACGCGCTCTGGAAAGACGAAAAGCGCCGCCCGAAATGGGTGCGTCTTGCCCGATCCGGTGACAAATCCACTGGCAAGGCGGAAGCGGAGCCGGCCGATAAAAAGCCATCCGCGAAGACCGCCAAGCCCACCACGCCTCCCGAGCCAATCGGCAACGGCGTGCAGGAGGCGCTTGGCGGCCCCGCCCCGGACTGGACGCCACCGGAAATCCACAACTCCTCCCAGCCTGGCGATTGACACCCCTCATCGACAGGCCACCTCGGGCGGCTTCGGCCGCTCTTTTTTCTCTTCGAGCGAAGGCAGAGCGCCGATGGCGAAACTCTATAATATGCAGCGCGTCCAGGGCGTGGTGATCGTTCCGGACGGCACGCGCATGTTCAACAACCGCCCTGTCATCGGCATCCGCGATGTGGGCGACACCACCCTGTTCGTCGATAACAGACCTGTCCTCGGCGTCGAGATCGTCACCGATGGCGCGACCGTCTATAACGACCTGCCCGTGCTCGGCGCCGTCAGGATATCGGATGGGCGCAGCCTCTATGGCAATGCGCCGGTCATTCCGGTCAAGGGCGGCGGCGCGCCAAGTTCGCTCTCGGATGTTTTCCTGACCGGGACGCCGATGAATACGCTTGTCATCACCGTCCAGCCCGCCACCTATAATTTCGCCCCGACGAATGTCAGCCGGCAGATGCAGGTTTCCGATGACGGATCGACCGGGTGGACGGATATCGGGAGTCCGTTCAGTGGAACAACGTTCACTTTGGGAACGCTGACGGGGAAATACCTGCGGGTGATCGAGACCGCGATGGCGGACACCACACCCGTCGAGACCACGAGCGCGGCAATCGGCCCCGTCGTGGCATTTGTTGCCCTGCCAAGCATGCCACTTGCCGCAGGCGAGCTGCTGGGCGCTATCGGCGACAGCTACGTCGCCTGCAACAACATTGATTTCAACCCCAACATCCCCGACACCACAGCCGGTCGCGCCGGCTTCAGCATCGGTATCGGCTTGATCGAATGGGCAAAACGTCTCGATCCGCGTTTCCGTGTCGATCAGTGGTTTGATACGACGTCGCCGCTGGGGCTGAACACCTCGGGGTTCAACAACGCGAAAGCGGGCGATCATCTCGCCTTTTCAGGCGCTGGCTATCTGGGCGGTATTGTCGCCCGTCTTGATGCCTTTCTGCTTGGCGATTTCAAGGCCATGATCTTCGAAGGCGGCTCGAATACCATATCATCGGGCGATGACAGCCAGTTCTCCCTGACCTATCTGATCACGAAGTTCGACGAGGGCCTGTCGAAGATCCGCAAGGCCGGCAAACTCGCCATTGTCGTAAAGGTGCCATACCGCGGTGATTGGCCTGCAGGCGACGACCGCCATGCCAAGCGGATCGCGTTCAACGCCTGGATCGCCGCGCAGGCCACCCGCGACGGCATCGTGGCAATCCTCGATCTCGACACGGTGCTTGCGCCTGGTGGCGTCCCTGATACGAGCATGTATCTGGACGACAAGGTGCACCAGAGCCCGAAGGCTGCGCGCGCGATCGGCGAAGATATCCTTCTTCCGGTCATTCAGAGCCTCTTCTCCGCCGGCACCTTCATCGACCTCAACCCGGCCAACAACAACCTTGCTCCGACCGGCATATCGCAGCTCAACGGCGGCACTGCCGGGACATGGGCGGGTACCAATGCAAACCGCACCGGTACCGGACAGGTTGCCACAGGGGTTGCGATCAACATTCCACGCAATGTTTCTGCTGTCGCGTCGTTGGTGGATATCGGTGGCGGAGCCAAAGCTCAGCGCATCGATTACACTCCGCTTCAGGTCGATAGCGGTGCTTATTTTGAATTTAACGCGCAGTCCATTTCCGTTCCGTTCACCCTCGACCAGACGAAATGGTATCGCGCCATGTGCGAGGTCCAGACCTTCGACGGCACGCCGGCTTTCATCGAATTGCGC